CATCTATAGTAGCATCCTCTGCTGTAGATGAGCTTATAGTAACAAGCTTGCCAGCGTCTGCCGCTGTAAAAGTATAAGCATCTGTTTGTTCAGAAATATTTTGAATCTCTGCTAAGTCTCCCGTTAAAAGCCAATATTGAGTTAATGGATCTCCCTCTTCAGAGATATATGTTAAAACTATCGTTGATAATAAAGACCTTGCCTGTGCTAATCTGTCTATGGCAGTTATAACTCCAACATTAGAATCAACAGAAAATTTGAATGAAAATGGCGTACCATAATGGGCAGCAACGATTTCAATTCTATCTCCAAATTCTAAAGTTAAATCTTCTGGGATTAAAACTTCTACGGGATCATTGTCAAGATATGAAATCGCAATCATATTGCCTATATCACCAGCAACTATCTCATAAGTCGCAATCCCTCCCGATAAAGTTGGAGTTCTACTGATGATATCGGCCGGGGCGAATCCAGATCCCCCAGCGCCAGTGGCCCCGGTAGCGCCAGTGGTTCCGGTTGCGCCTTGTGGGCCGGTAGCGCCTTGCGGGCCAGTTGGGCCTTGCACGCCTTGAATGCCTTGTTCGCCTTGTGGGCCAGTAGCGCCTTGCGGGCCAGTTGGGCCTTGCACGCCTTGAATGCCCTGCTCGCCCTGCGGGCCAGTAGCGCCTTGCGGGCCAGTCGGGCCTTGCACGCCTTGAATGCCTTGTTCGCCTTGTGGGCCAGTAGCGCCTTGCGGGCCAGTCGGGCCTTGCACGCCTTGAATGCCTTGTTCGCCCTGTGGGCCGGTAGCGCCTTGCGGGCCAGTTGCGCCCTGCGGGCCAGTTGCGCCTTGTGGGCCAGTTGCGCCTTGCGGGCCAGTTGGCCCTACCAACTGTGAATTAACCCAAAGATTTTGAGTGTCATCATAGACTAAGACATCACCTCCAGTTGGAGAAGTAACTAATACATCATACAGTTCAACTATCGTCTGGCCTTGAGACCACATACGCACAAAAATTCTCCCCGACGATTGCTGAGATCGTGTAACTATTGCAATAGGAAGATCTATAGCCGGAGCCGAGGGCTTTATTGTTGTAAAATCGCCGGGAGAATCTGGATCTGAATAAAGAAGGGTTCCTACCGCCCAGACATCCGTATCAAGATTTGTTACTTCTCCGACTAAAACAATATAACCCTCCGCCTCGCTTGAAATCGGGGAGAGGACGACACCCATCAGATATTCAACGCCAATAGATCCGTCAGTCACGGCCCTGTCAACTTCAATACGATCACCTACGGCGCCAGTTGCCATTACAACTTCACCTTTGACTAAAGTATTTGCAGCAACATTTTTTACTACTATTCGAATATCGCTTGTATAATTGTCTATCCAAATTGTGTCATATGATGTATCAGAGTTTTTAGCTAATATTTGTCCTTCTAACCCCCCGGTTATCAAGCCAAGCCCGGTTGCCCCGGTCGTTCCCTGTGGACCAGCAGCGCCCTGCGGGCCTTGCGGACCAGTAGCGCCCTGCGGGCCTTGCTCGCCTTGCGGGCCAGTAGCGCCTTGTGGGCCAGTAGCGCCTTGTGAGCCTTGCGGGCCAGTCTGGCCTTGCTCGCCTTGCGGCCCAGTAGCGCCTTGCGGGCCAGTAGCGCCTTGCGGGCCTTGCTCGCCTTGCGGGCCAGTAGCGCCTTGTGGGCCTTGCGGGCCAGTCGGGCCTTGTTCGCCCTGCGGGCCTTGCTCGCCTTGCGGGCCAGTAGCGCCTTGCGGGCCGGTAGCACCCTGCGGACCTACCGAGCCTTGCGGACCAGTAGAGCCTTGCGAACCGATAGAGCCCTGCGGCCCAGTGTCGCCCTGCGGGCCTGTAGGGCCTTGCACACCCTCCGCAGCAATCTCCGTCCAGAATGATCCTTCGACTGGAGTGTCACCGACGTTGCCTCCATGAGCATCAATTCGATACCACGTTGATCCACTGTAGGTAGCAATGTCACCAACGGCGTAAGAAGCACCGCCGCTATAAGCGCCAGTGAAGTTCCAAAGAGCTTCAGGTCCAGTCTCCCCCGTCGATCCGGTCGCACCCTGCGGGCCTGTGCTGCCAGTTGCGCCAGTAGGCCCAGTCTGTCCTTGCGGACCTTGTTCACCTTGCGGGCCAATCTGTCCCTGTGGACCTTGCTCGCCCTGCGGGCCAATGTCGCCTTGCGGGCCTTGCTCGCCCTGTGGGCCTTGCTCGCCCTGCGGGCCTTGCTCGCCTTGTGGGCCTTGCTCGCCCTGCGGGCCTTGCTCGCCTTGCGGGCCGGTAGCACCTTGCGGGCCTTGCTCGCCTTGTGGGCCTTGCTCGCCCTGCGGGCCTTGCTCGCCTTGCGGGCCGGTAGCACCTTGCGGGCCTTGCTCGCCCTGCGGGCCTTGCTCGCCCTGCGAGCCAGTAGCGCCTGTCAAGCCGGTAGCGCCTTGCGGGCCAGTCGGGCCTTGCACGCCCTGAATGCCCTGCTCGCCCTGCGGGCCAGTAGCGCCAGTTACGCCAGTTGCGCCTTGCGGGCCAGTGGGGCCTTGCACGCCTTGAATGCCCTGCTCGCCCTGCAGGCCAGTAGCGCCAGTCAGGCCAGTTGCGCCTTGTGGGCCAGTGGGGCCTTGCACGCCTTGAATGCCTTGCTCGCCCTGCGGGCCAGTAGCGCCAGTCAGGCCAGTTGCGCCTTGCGGGCCAGTGGGGCCTTGCACGCCTTGAATGCCCTGCTCGCCCTGCAGGCCAGTAGCGCCAGTTACGCCAGTTGCGCCTTGTGGGCCAGTGGGGCCTTGCACGCCTTGAATGCCTTGCTCGCCCTGCAGGCCAGTAGCGCCAGTCAGGCCAGTTGCGCCTTGCGGGCCAGTGGGGCCTTGCACGCCTTGAATGCCCTGAATGCCTTGCAGGCCAGTAGCGCCAGTCAGGCCAGTTGCGCCTTGTGGGCCAGTGGGGCCTTGCACGGTAGAGCCTGCCCCAGTAGGACCAAGAGGCCCTTGAGGACCAATTGCTCCTTGAGGTCCGGTAGGGCCGGGTATGATAGAAGTAGCCCCGGTTGCGCCAGTTGGACCGGGAGGACCGGGTTGTCCGAAAGTGGTTTCTACGAACTGAGCACCTTCAATCTGATACACCGTATCGCCGGAAACTTCTACGAAAAAAATTTCAACGTCAGACATTCTGAGTCACCTTCGGTGTAACAATAAACTTTCCAGAAAAATACGTCTTGACCGTTGTTCCATCTGTCAGGACGATATCATAAAAGTATGTACCCAAAGGTATTTCGCTTACGTCGGCGGCGGGAATGTACATAGAAATTTGTCCTATTTCTAAATCTTCCTCTGTAGAAAGAAATTGCATAGTCGCCATAAGATCTCCATCGGTTAAGGAAGTCCTCACTTCACCCGCAGCAGACCAGCCTGACATGTCAATTGGATCAGCTGGCTCATTATTTGCTGACTCTCGAATTATAAAAGTAAAATTAAAAGAATCACTCTTCGGACAGCGTACATCACGATCAATCATATTTATATTATAGACTATTTCTTCTTTTAAAGCCTACGGAATATAGAATCGCTTTACTTTTTCGGGATCAGCTTTCTCAAAACGATCTTCTGACATTTGTAAAAGAATAATGGCCTCCTCTGGAGAAACCACTTGAAATGGTTGCGCTTTGGAGAATTGCACACCGGACGCTGTCTGATAGCTGGCCCCTCTTTTCATAAACAGCATTATTTTAACAGGGCCATTTTTTATCATATCATCGGCAGAGTAATTTTGACAAACCTCAATGATCTCATTCACCTTATCCTGCTTAGCAGCAGTGGACGATGGCGCTTTTTTGCGTGGCGCTCTTTTTGCTGGCTTTTCCTCAGACATAACTTTGATTATAGCATAATAAAAGAAGAGGGGTGGCTTGCGGCCACCCCTCTTCTTAAGTTAAATTATTATTAAATCAGGAACGAACCTTTACGTTGCGTACATGCACGTAAGCGTCGGCGTTCTCGATCTGGTTCGTCACACGGATGAACTGGGTGTACTCAATGGAGTCCTTCTTGGGCTTGAATTCACGGTAAACAACGATGTCACGCTGAATGCCGACAATTCTGTTCTGTGGGAACGTAAGCTCAACAACCCCGTGGTTGCCAGTTGCGCCGGTGTAGTTACCAGCCTCAGTCTCCTCGTAAAGCGGAACTTCAAGAAGACCAATACCGAACGGGCGAAGGCCCGGAACCAGCGAAGTGCCGATGCCGCCACCCTGAGCGCCGCCCAGACCAGCGTTTACCACCATTTCGCCCATAAGCGAGCCGGGGGCAGGAGCACCAGTAGCACCAACGTCAAGCGTCAGGCTCCAGATGTAGTCCTGAAGCAGCGAGCTGGAAGTAGACCAGACAAGCTGATTTCTACGCTGAAGGTACTTGTTCGGCAGGGCGCGAAGCGCCGCGTCGAATACCGAGCGGGTAAGGTAGCCACCAGCAGCGTCTACGACATGAGCATCAGCGCGAGCGAGCTTGCGGAAACCATTCAGCGACTTGAGCAGGGCATCGCCCGTGTTCGAAGTATCGCCGTGGATGTAGAGATCCTCAAGGTCGTTAGCAGTCTGGCGAGCCATGAGGGAAGCAACATGATCCTCCAGCGAATCGCCTTCGATGTTGTCCTCCAAGCCCTCCGTGGTAAGCTCCCAATCAAGACGAAGCTTGACGGTAGTCATAGAAATCTTGCTGAAGGTCGGATCGGCGTTGACGCCATCAGCCGTGCCCTCAGTGGCCTTACGCATGATTCGCTGGCCAATGTCCACCTTGTCGATGTCCACGGTCGGCTCGTTCATACGAACGATTCTTGCGGTCTTCATCAGAACCGACTGATCGATAACGTAATCGATGAATCGGTTGCTCTGGCGAGCGTTAAGAAGACCACCACCACCATCACCAATCTGGGTGGTGTCTAAAACTTTCTGCAAAAGATCCTTAGCAGCCATAATAATTCTTACCTCCTTTCAAAAAAGTAATCAAGATTCGTAGCCAAGTGCCTTGGCTACAGGAGTCGGGACAAATCGCCCGCCCCAGAAACTTTCAACACTCTTCTCAACGACATCTTCATCGTCTTCATCAGTGTCATCAACTTCAACCGACTTCTTCATAGCGCCGGTGTCGGAAATCTTCTCTACCTCTTCGTTCAGCTTTTCGATGGTCTCTGAGGTAGACTCCTCAACCTCCGAAACGGACTTCGAAATCTTCTCGTCCACCTCGGCGGTAATGTCTGCCTTTACCTTCTCAAGCTTCTCGTCAAGGACAGAAGTAAACTTCTCAAGAATCTCCGTGAGATCCATATTTTCTCCTCCTTGTGTATCAGAAGCAGAC